CGGTATGATTTGAGCATTTGCCGATACATACCGACGGCTTTAGGGTTGATGTTGTGGCATTCATCCACTAGACACAGGTTAAATGCGCCGGTGTGCATGGCTTTGTTGTAGATGCTACCAATGGTTGCAAAGACTATTTTGGCGTGTGGGTTTTTCTTCCCTAAACTGGAAGAATACAGTCCACAATTGGCTTGCGGATAGATCTTAAGCAGCTTGTCGTAGTTTTGTTTAACCAGTTCTCTGCTGGCAACCACCATTAAAATACGTTGGTTAGGCCATTGAGTCATCACTTGACGGCAAAATTCGGCAATGATGATGCTTTTACCCGCTCCTACACACGCATTAACAATAGGGTTGCCGGTTGGGTTATATTGAAACCAGTCGAACAGGTCTGTAATTGCCTGATCTTGGTAGTCTCGTAAGGCGATCATAAGTTGATTACCACGTTGTTTGAGGCTCTGGATACAGCAACATAGAGGCAACGCAAAGCTTCTGGCTTGTCTGGATTAATCAGGATGTCTTGACCATCAATAAAGACGTTTTCGTAAGTGCTACCTTGTGATTTATGCGCGGTCATGGCGTAGGCTGGACGAACATCGGCAAACAGTTTGGTTATTTTGTAATAATCAAACCATGTAGTTGGATGGTCTGGATTACGCGCACTTTCAGCTTGCGCTTTAGTGAGTGCTTTGTATTCCGCTTTGTTAGCAGGGATGGTGCAGGTAATTACTTGATCGTTATCACTGGTAAATAACCGGCAAGTCAGTCTATAGCTGGCGGTGTAAAGGTCTTTGCCGTTAATGTGAATAGCTATGTTTTCGCCGTTTTGAATATCTTCTACCAGCCCTTCTGATTCGGTACTACAGACAATTTCATCCCAACCGGCTGATACTTCGTTATCAGTGCGGGTTGATATAGCGTGGAGTGGACTACTAAAAACAATAGGCTCACCAATAGCGAAAGCATCTTTTAAGTTTGGATAACGTAGCTTTTGGATGTGATCGTTGTAGTAGTCAACGGTTTGGTTACGCCATGCGATGATACGAAAACGGTCATAGTTTTTATCAAACTGTTGATTGCTGAATGCATGCGGCATAAATTGTTTAAAGCTGTCACCACGCATGACGCTGATGCCGATAGTGCCAGTGGCATTAAGTAACGGCAGGATGGTCGGTGCTGTGATAGCGCCTTCTTCGATAGCGTGTCTTAGATCGGTACATAATCCCAAGATGGGATTTTCATCCCGTTGACGCATGACTTGGGTTAAGCGGTAATGATTTTTGATGGCAAAACTAGGCGATTCTTTTTCACCAACGGGGGGTAGTTGGCATTGATCGCCCATGTAAATGACTTTTTTATTGTCATCCATTGCTCTGACAATATGCTGCATAATCTCTATGCCCAACATGGAACATTCATCAATGATGATGATGTCATAGTCTGCTAGTTGGTTTTTACCACCGGCTTTAATTTGGGTTCTGCCGTTTTGTTCAGTAACTTTTAAGCCAAGCAAGGAATGGATGGTTAAACAGGGTCTATTAAGCCCAGCAGCTTCTGACATTTTTTTGAGTACACGCACAGCTTTGTTGCTAGGTGCAGTCATACAAATGCGAGTGCGGTCAGTAAATTGTTTTATAAAATGCTGGATGGTGGTGGTTTTGCCTGTTCCGGCTGCACCAATCAGGGTAAAGTAATCATCATCGGATTTTATAAAATCCATTAAGCGGCTGATGGCTTCTTGTTGTTGCGAGTTTAGGGTAATCATGGTTTTTCCTAGGCGGCTACACGCGCATTAAAATTTTGTCTTAGTTGTTCAATGTCTTGATTGCCAATGATGTTAGGGTCTGCTAATGAGTGCAGTTCTTGGCTGCTATACGCTGGTTTTTGTGCGCCGTTTTTGAAGGTTTGACCGTTCGCTGTTTGGTATTCAATCCAATTTTCTTGTTGGCTGGCATCAATGGTTTTAGCAAAGGGTATGAGATCGGGCAGGAATAGGTGGTTCTCGCAGCCTTTAACCTGAAATGCTTTGGGCACAATGCTGTTGTAGTAGGCGCAATGCCATTCTCCATTGCTGACGGGTGTGGAGTGGCAACAGGTGCGGCAGTTAACTTGTGCGACTTTTTGTTGGTGACATAGGCTGTGATAAGTACAGCTTTTGCACGCGAAATAGTCTGGATTGTCTGATATGGCTGCTGGTTTTTGTTGGGCATTTTTAATTCTTCCTGCTTTTTCTAGTGCTAGTTGAGCGGCTTCTTGGTCGGCATTGGTTATAACTGAGATCGTCCATAATGAGCCTGGTGTTGTGCAGGTCAGGTAATGACGGGTTAATCCGGTTAGGTGCATGTATAAAATGGCTTGTATGTAATACAGTGGCGACCATTCTTTTAGTGCGTTTTTTTCACCATGCTTTTGTTTTAGCTCAATTAATTGTTGTTGTTTTTTTTCATTAACGCATTTGCATTCCCAAACGTGTTCCGTGGAAGGGGCTTGCAATAATCCGGTTATTCTTCCATCCAAACGACCTTGCAGATGTCCTTCAATCGCTTCCACTTGGTAGGAATAGCCTGTGGTAGTGTCAATGGTTCTGAGGGTAATGCCTTGAACTCGTGACAATCTGGATGCTTCGACATCTTCGGCTCGATAGCCATCTTCAAAGCGTCTCAGTTGTTGTGCGGTCATGGTTTCGCTCAATGCCATACGAAAATGAAAATATAATTTTCTTTCGCACGGTTCTCCTAACATAGAAATAGGGATTGCCGGTGCTTTGGGTTGTTTTTGCTGGCTTGCTTCTATGAGCTGTTGATTAACAGCGTCTAAAGTTGGGTCAGTTGCTAATTGGGTAAGGTCTGCCATACGGTTTGAGCGCGTCCTTGCGCTCCTCCTTATTATTTAGTTGCCCAAGGTGGGGTTAATGTTGGATCTGTATCAGGTTTTCTGGGTGGTATCCATGCAGGATCAGGAGACATGTGCAAAGGGATAAATTCTTGATCTCGATACGATTTAAACTCTGCTGTTGGTGGTGCTGCTACCGGCGCTTGCTGGGTATTAGCACCACCAACAGCAGGTTTATAACCTTTGACTTCGTTTCGACGTCCTTCGTCGTTTTTTGGGTTGTAACCTAAACGAATAACCATCAACTTACGATGCAATTGGCTGGAATCTTTAAGCTGTCCGCTAAAACCTGTGGCACGACAAATAGATTCAAGTGCTTGGGTAGCAATGCGCTTTGCCATTTCGTTACGGTTAATCAGGTTAAGACGGTCAAATATTTTGCGTCCTTTGTGATCGCCTTCGATTATGTCGTAGGTAAATTGTAGGTATTTGCCGGTAAAATCGCGGGTGTCTTTCATTTCGCTGTCAGCAATAATGACTTGATAATCACCTGCTGGCAGGTCATCAAAAGTGTTGGGTTCGACTGAGCCGACTTGATAGCCGCCTTCAAATGCGCCTTGTAAATTACTCATGGTTAGTTCCTCTGGGTTGGGTCGGTGGGTAGGTAGTTAGGTGGTTGGGTTGATTGTTTGCTTAATAGCGGTTTCAAACGCAGACCAGCTTAGAGGTATAGAATTAGGTAAGCTGTAGCGATTGCCTGAAGTGCAAGATGGGTTTTTACCAATGACTAATTCATTAGTAACCTGCCCGCTATCAATAGCTTTGTATTGATTGTTATTGCCTTTGGTGACAATGATGGGGCGTTTTGCGTATCCGATAACATCAGCCCATTCGGTAAATAGATCTGCTGCACCGGTGCCTTTTTTTGGACTGTGGAGTTTTAAAGTTGCCACATCATACGATTCGTTTTCTGGATCGTTGATGGTGGTAACGGATGAATGGCAAATGATGATAATTATCATGCTTTTGTTTTTGTTGAGATTGTCTAGATAACTTAAGACTTCATTCCAAAGATTAAGAGCTATCAAATAACCTGCACCATAGCCTCCACCTGCTTTGGCTACCGTGCTTGAACCATCACGCCGGCAAACTTCGGCATGGATTATTCTTTCTAGCCAATCGGCAGAATCAATGACAACGGTTCTGTAATCATGGTTTTGAGTGCTTAAAACCTGCAAAGCGTCTCTGATGTCTTGATAGTTTTCAGCCAACGGAAAAGCATCAGTATCAATACCATTAAGACCATCTTCGGTACGAATGAAGATCGGCTTGGGTGCTTGGCTGGCAAAAGTGGATTTCCCAACCTTTTCAGACCCGTGAATTAACATCCGCGGAGGTGTCGCATGTTTGGTCTTTTGTATAGAAGCGAGTGACAGAGCCATAAAATTATTTGTTTAAAAAGTTGATTAAGATAAAAACCAAGATCGCTAAAGCGATGTCTTGTACTGTAATTTCAAATGGTTGTTTGTTGAGCCTGTGCTTTTGGTCAATCATGATGATTTTCATGATGTCTCCTTGTTAAAAGTTAATTTGTCCTTTAAGAAAAAATCACACCCTTGCGAGTGGGTAATGTCTTTAGGTAAAGCAGCTTTTGGGCTGTTGGGGGATATTATCCACCATTGGTGGATTAAGTCAACCACCAAAAGTGGATTATTTTTATAAAGGCACAAAAAAACCAGATATAATCTGGTTTCTAGTTTTGTTTTTAATTTATTGTGAGCGGGTTATGAAAAGATTTATTGGTACAAAATTGATTAATGCGTTGCCTATGACGCGACTTGAATACAACGTGTTTAGAGGCTGGGAATTACCGGCTGATGAAAACGGCGAAGATGAAGGCTATTTAGTTGAATATTTAGATGGCGGTAAACCTAACACAACTCAGTATGCTGGTTACGTTAGCTGGATTCCTAAAGAGCAGCTTGAAAATGCTTATCGACCAACAGACGGTTTAAATTTTGGTTTGGCTATTGAGGCACTCAAAAAAGGCTTTAAGGTGGCGCGGGCTGGGTGGAACGGGAAGGGGATGTGGCTTTTAGCAGATGGTCTACCGTGGATAGGAATGAAAACAGCAGATAATAAATTTGTGCCTTGGTTAGCCTCTCAAACTGACATGCTTGCCGACGACTGGCAGATTGTAGCGTAACGATTTGTAGCGTTATTTTTAGGCAATAAAAAACCCGCATTAAGCGGTTTTTTTTAATCGCTGTTTCTTTCATTATCTTTTGATTTTTCGCCAAAATCTTGGTTATACTCAGGTGCGTCAATTTCGGTTAGCCTGATTTTGATAGGCTGTTTATTAC